TTCTTTTCATTGTGTTGTGGTTGTGGTCGCATTAATTGTACATATTTTGTTGTTTTTTTGAGTGCTTCCATTGATTGTTGTTTCGGTCGTACTAATTGATGAAATCTTACTTGTTTGGCTTTTAATTGTTCCATACTCTCTATTTCATAATCGTCATCTGCTTCCTCTTCATCTTGACGACTCATTACAAAATATGTTGATAAGCCTAAAACGACAGTAATAGCACCTAATACACCTAATAAGATCTTTCCTTTATGATTATTCCATAAATTACTTAAATTCTTTTTCCATGTAGGTAATTTAGCAATAAATTGTTGGATCTTATTCATACGTACCATACTGGGCAAACTAAATCGAGTGCGATTTACTAATTCATTATAACTAGTTACGCACACATGTTCACCTTGTCGTTGTAAGAAAATACCAATTAGTGGATCATCCATACCGAATCCTTGTTCTATAGCATCGCTATAAATTTGTCGACATTGACAATCTGGTAATCGCCTGTTGACAATTTCCAAAAATTCAGCAATTTCAGGGTCTTCTTCACCAATTGTAACATTTCCTTCTTCACCGTCACAACTATAGAAAACAGTCACTTCTTCACGTCCTTGTGGTCGCCACAATTCACCTTCTTGTGTTAATGGTTTCTTGAAACGATTTGCTAAAAAAGCAGCTTGTGCTTCTTTGAAATCATTGTGTTGTCGAAAATGCCTACGAGCTTGAGAAATGATATATGTCATTCCTTCGACAAAATTAACACAACCATTTTTGCCAAGTTCATTACCATGTCGGTCAAATAATTGGATAGTGCTTCGACTACGATCATTTGGACTATAGAATTGAAACAAATATGCATCTGCTGGAAAAGGTCCAATTTGATCTTCACCATTAAGTCTACTTTGTTCAAATAGACGCATATCAATGCCAGGTTCATTTTGTTTCGCATATTTCGGATTTAACATTAGTTCAAAAACAATGTTTCGCCGATTATATAAATGATCACCGTTAGACCAACACTTATCTGCAATGAATTTTTGACAAATATTGTCTTGACTATTCATTACAACGATAGGCGAATTAAAATAAAATTGACCTTTATCAGCAACGTCAGCCATGTTTAATGTTAACACATTGTCATCAACAACTTGTGTTAATTCATTAATCATACTCATAATTGTTTCTTTATTAGCATTTACTTGAAATGCATCATTATAAGTAACAACAAGCTGATTATGATAACCATCCCAATATTCACTATCAGGATTTCTAGCAAAAGTAGTAGTATCTTCACTTTCATATTTAGATACTAAGTTTAATTCGCGTAATACTTCTGCTATAATCATAGGCTGTATCGAAGATGTTTTTCCGATTCGTGGCTTTCCAAAGATATGTATGAAAAAAGGCTTATCTCGTCCTTTTGTCTTACCAGCAATCTTCAGATGTGGTGGCAAAGTTTCATACACTTTAGTTACTTCTTTTGACATTTCGTTCAAATATTGCAACATAATCTTTACTTTTAAAGATTCGCGTGAACTTTTATCAAATTCATCAGCCAACATTTCGTTTCGCAATTTTGCTATTTTCTCATACAAATCGCGATGTAAAGTTGTTAACTTGTTAGCTATATCGGAATCGTGTCGTGCTGTTTCTTTCCAATTACCACGTTTAAATTGTAAATAATTATCAAAAGTTTTACCCAATTCGTCACTAATAAATGTTGGTGTATACCCAACTTTATTTTTGAGAAACGAACTAGCACAATCGATAATACAATTTAATGCACTCATGCACACGTCAATCAACGATTTGCTTCCAAATATATGTCGACTGATTTTCATGTGATTATCAAGTGTTTTGACATCCAATTCCCAACTACGAAAATCAACTTCTTTGTAAAAAGAACAAAAAGATGTTTTCATTAAAGAAAATAATGTCGTAACTAAGCCTCGATAATGTGTTCCTTCATTGGCTTGTGGTATAAATTCTTCTGTACTTTCAGTATTGCTCGACGTAAATCGACGCTTTACACCTTGATGTATCTGTTCAATAACCCCTTTAACGTTTAGAATCAGGTTTGACTTTATCTTTTCAAGGATAGATAAATCCAAAGTAGATGGTACGATACCATTTAAATAGAGAACAGTACATGCAATTATATTAGCTGCATTGTGCATGCACTTTTGAGATAAAAGTGCAAAATAACTGAAAGTTGATACAATTAATCGTAAAATACTAGTAATACTAGTCATTGTATCAAAAGACGATGAAGGAAC